CTACTACAACTATCTTAGGAGGTGAAGCGGAACCCTGCAAGATACACCGTAATACAATAGGCAACCACACTCATTCCGAACACCCAAACCCAGACGGGAAAGACAGTTGCTTCCCGATCGGTAACGCCAAACGGCCGAATCCTTCCGTCACGCCCAAAGGCGACGGACGGCTTCAGATAGAGAAATGTGGCCATCAAGAAGAGATAGATGGTGACCATCCACATACGATGGTTTCGTCGGGTTAAATCCATTGTAATACCTGTGTAAAAAGTTCGGCACCAAACACAATGAGGGCAGCACCAACTTATGTGCTTCCAAACCGGAAGGCGTTCTCCGATGCGATCACTCGAATGTTCATTAAGTCGGACTACAGGGCAAAAGACAAGGAACCGTTGGACGAAGAGGATAAGAACATTGATCTGTGCACACAGCGGTCGGGAACAGGACGTGAGCTGTTTCCCTACCAAAAGATCATTCGAGACTACTTGAAGATTGAGACTCCCTACCGAGGCGTCCTTGTCTATCACGGTCTGGGATCTGGTAAGACGTGTTCGTCGATTGCAGTGGCTGAATCGCTACTGACCACGAGCAAGGTGTATGTCATGGTTCCGGCGTCCCTTGAAAAGAACTACAAGGAGGAGTTACAAAAGTGCGGTGATCCCGTGTATGCTGTTGAGAACTTTTGGACCTTGAAGCCGATGTCCGATGAGGTCCGGCTAGAGGGTAAGAAGCTCGGGATTTCTGATAAGTTCATGGACAAGTATAGCCGTATCTATACCACAACGTCGGGAAACGAACCTAACTTTGAGAGTCTGTCTACTCAGGACAAGGCTACGATTCGTGAGCAGATCAGGGATGTTCTTGATCAACGGTTTACCTTTGTCCGCTACAACGGTTTGACCAGGACCAATATTCCTGAATATACGAAGGAGGGTATGTATGACGATTCTGTGGTGATTGTTGATGAAGCCCATAACTTGATCTCTCGTGTCATCAACGAGTCAGAGATTACTGGAAAGCTCTACGATGCGATCTACAATGCCAAGCGGTGCAAAGTAGTTGCCTTGTCTGGAACTCCGGTCATCAACTCACCGAACGAAATCGCATATATGATGAACCTTCTGCGGGGACCGATTGAGCGGATCACGATTCCGTTCAAGACCATTCCGACATGGGATGAAGAGCGTATCACTAAGGCATTTCGTGCAATCCCCGAAGTGGATACGATTGAGTTCAGTGCACTGAAGAAGCACGTGATGGTCACTCGGAATCCTCCTCAGTTCCGTTCAACCTATAACGGTGACGGTGATCGCGTAGCGGTCCAGTATATGAAGGATCTTGCTTTCATTCCTCAGGCAGCCGACTGGGTTGCCTCTGTCAAGAACAAGATCGAGATTGATGTAGGTGGCGGTGAGATCTCCTCTGAACGTGTGACCACCGAACAGTTGACATGTTTGCCTACGGACTACGAGGAGTTCTCTGCTCTGTTTCTCGATGGACTGAATATCAAAAATCCCATGATGTTTCGCCGTCGTATTCAGGGTCTTGTGTCGTATTTCAAAGGTGCTGATGAGCGCCTGCTTCCACGTCGTATTGACATGGAGCATACCCTTGAGAAAGTGGAGATGTCTACGGAACAGTTCACACGTTATCTGGAAGTCCGCTGGATTGAAATGAAGATTGACTCTCGGCGCGGTCGCTCCAAGCTAAATGAGAATCTTAGCACGTTCCGTGTTCCAACGCGCCTTGTGTGCGATTATGCTACGCCTCCAGATCTGCGCGTGGCTGAAGTCAATGCAGAGGGTGTTTCGGAAGACAAGGCTCCAGACAACGACGAGGTTCTGAAGCGAATCAAGGCGAACCCTGCCAAGTATCTCTCAGAGAAAGCTCTGGAGGCATTCAGTCCTAAGATGTTGAAGATCCTCAAGAATATCAAAAAGTCTCTGGGAAGCAATCAATTCGTGTATTCTCAATACCGTGCATTGGAGGGTCTGGGTATCTTGTCAGCAATCCTGGACACGGCTGGATGGCAACCGTATAAGATTGTGAAACAGGCAAATCAATGGGTGGAGGATCCTGGGATGTTGGATGATCGTCCTGCCTATACGTTCTACACGGGTGAGGAGAAGGAAGAGGAGCGTGATTTGACCCGTCAGATCTTCAACGGTGTCTATTCTAAGAACTTCCCTGCATCTCTGAAGGAAAGTGTAGCCAAACGACCCAAGAAGATCCTTCAACTTCTCATGGCATCTGCATCAGGTGCTGAAGGTATTACGTTGGCGAACGTGCGTCACGTTCATATTGTTGAACCTCATTGGACACCTGCACGTCACGATCAGGTCATTGGTCGTGCAATCCGTATTTGCTCTCACGCCACGTTGCCAATGGAAGACCGGACGGTCAAGGTGAGTTTCTACATCTCGGTCTTTTCGGATGACCAGAAGAAGACACAGGAGGGTCCGAACATCACGCCCATTCGGCGTAACGACATGGTCACAAAGCGATATGAGGGTGATCCCGTTGAAACGTTCATGTCCACGGATGAATACCTTTACGAAACGGCTTTCGAAAAGGAACGCATTAGTCAGCGGATTGCATTGTTGTTGAAGGAGTCGGCAATTGATTGCGAGATCCATCGTAAGCTCCACTCTAAGGAGAAGCCCGTGGTATCCTGTATGCGATTTGACTCCACAACCACGGGAGAGGATCTGGCATTCAGACCGAATATTAAAAATGAAGAGTTGGATGAAACCGTGCTCCGTAACACATCACGGAAACATCGGCGTCTTCAGAGGATCCTGGTCAAGGGAGTGTCGCTGATCTTGGACCCTGATTCCAAGGAGATTTTTGATGGGCCTGCATGGGATGATAAACAGCGCCTACTCCGAATGGGCGAGCTGGTCAGTCCTACTTCGATCCGGTTTCTGCTTTAACACTCGTCAGGCCTCGTTCCGGACATCCTCCAGCCAGGATGCACATACTGAATCCCACGTCTTGAATGCATATGATGCTGCAGACGCCTTCTTCTCGGAGAGTGTCTCGATTGCCAAAGCCATCGCATCAGCAACCTTCCTGTAGTCAAACGTAGGAGCCCAGAGACCCAGAGGCATAGTTCCTGGGAAATAGGTGCGATCCATCGGAGGAATGAAGGTACATACACTCTCATCCATAAAGGCACGGTAAGTTCCAATGTCTGTCACAATCTGAGGAGCTCCTGTATAGAGGTGCTCAATTTGGCAGAGTCCAAATCCTTCACCATCCGAAACATTGATACCAATATCGGCCGCATTATAGATCTCATTAATTGCAGAATCCGGAACAGGCTTTGCTGACGTATCCACCATCATAAGTCGAGTGGCCATCTCCTTAGGATCGAGTCCCTGACGCGCGAGCTCGGTCTGGTAAATACGATTTGCATCGTAGTATGCACCCTGCTGGCCATTCAGACCCGTGACAATCATCATGTGATAGGGCTTCTTTGGGTCACGACGAAGGAGCTCAACAAATCCCATGATTGCAAGATCATGACGCTTACGCTGTGTATTGCGATTTGCATTGACCATCAAGATTGCATCAGGCGCTAGCTTCATTGAAGAACGGATTGTGGACCGAGCCGAAACAGGGATCTTTGAGAAGAGGGAGGTGTCCACTGCATTCTCCAACACACGAACATCGGGAAACTCGCCATACTTGGAATAGACATCAGCCCAATACTTTGTAAAGCAGTAGATACGATCGGCATTCTTGTTCATCGTATCAATCAGAGGAGGGGCAATTCCCTCATACACCTGGTCCACATACAGCCAAAGCTTATACGGAGACTCACCCTTCTTGAACTTCATGGCGTCAATGAAGCGATGGATGATGAGTGGATCGTTATAGATCATAACAACATCTGGATTCACCATATCCAGATACTCATGAATCTTGTTGAATCCAAATCCCTCCTCCTTCGGGTCCTCGTTTGCTGCAGCATCATATGCTACAACTCCATCCGGAATCTTGCGAAGATTACCTCTAGACGGGTGGCGCTGAAATCCGAAGTGATAGGTCTTCACCTTTGGAGCCAGTGTGCTCAGTTGCTTAAGAAGATTAATCACTACCTTTGAATACCCTGTTGTCTGATCCACATGCGTGCTAACGAGAACGAACCTCATTTACTGTGATACTCTTTTCCCGTATAAATCACAAATGCAGGTCAATTCGACACAAGACCACCTGACTCGCCGTAAGCGTCAGATCCTTGCTGCCACCTACGCCACGTCACCTCCCGATAAGAAAAATAAGACGAACTCCCTTGTTACGAGTATAGATGCGAACGCCGCGTCCCAGCGGGAACGGTTTGTGGCCCCATTTCAGGGAGCACTCGGCGGGGCATCGGGAGGAGCATCCTTCTCTAGCCTGTGCTGTCTCCTTTTCCCTCGACTCACAAATCTTACTCTAACGGCGGGATCGCCTCAATCAATCCAAACACTTAACTGGTTGGAGTCTGGACCTGTTGGATCTCGAACGGTTGTCTTTACGAGTGGGTCGGGAACTGTTGGCACTATTTCCGCAAACTCCGTGACCCTTACGGACGTATCGGAGGGAGCCTCAACCGTGGTGGTAACTCTGTTCGCTCCATCTGGTTTGTCGAGTCCTTTAAGTACTGGTACAATCAATATCAACAATCCTTGTTTCCTAGGATTTGTTCAATTGATGACAAGCTTGGGTGCGATTGCGATTGAGAATATCAAAGCAGGTTTTAAGATGCTTCAGCCCAATGGATCATACAGTCATGTAAATAATGTTATTGTGACTACCGTCGGAGAGTATGACGACAAGAACGACACTCGACTGTTCTCTGATGAGTCTGGAAAGTGCGTGGTGACCTACTGGCACAGACTGTCCATTGCGGGCGGACCCGAGTATCGTGCAGTAGACCACCCCGATCTCCATGAGGTTTACCGCGCCTTACCGTTCAAGGTCTATAACCTCGAGCTTGAGAATGATTCGGATGTGCTCATGGTTCACGATACAGAGATCGTGGCTGAGAGTTATATCATTAATAATCCCGCCAACATCTCTATCACCCGGGAGAATGACACGAGCCGGATTACAATACTCGCGTAAACAGCTGTTCGAGATAGGAATCTGTTAAGTCCTCTCTAGGTGCTAACTCGTTGTCCGATAGAAGTCCGACCTCTTGAATAACCAGGCAGTCTCTACATATCCAGACGACGGGAATCGGAGTTATGTTGGTGGAGTGTTCAGCTTCGTCCCCTGTTGTGCGAGTACAAACCCATGGATATGCGAAAGAAAGTAACATTCGATCAATTGGAAATACATGACCTTCATTCAAGATTCGTTCAAACTCCACTAGCAATGGCAACGCACGGCGTGACCAAAGCATAGCAGTACAGTTACGAATACTCTTAGTTTTCGAAGATCGGAAGAAAGAAGCTGAGACACGTTCAATTTTTTCGGGTTCGGGAAAAATGGTATGTGAGTTTGCTCCTAAGAATACCGCGTCCCATGATAGATCTCGGGTTGCTTCTTCAATTCGTTGTAAGAACACCTCTTTAGAACAACCGAGACGGGCATCATCTTCTAATACAAGACACCATTCGTGACTGAGTAATCCCTTACGGATTGCATTCACATGTGCTAACCCACACCCAGTATGCAAGATATCAGAGAGAATGCCATCCACTTGTTCATACTTGAGCCAATTCCAATGTTGTTTGAATAACTCCATTCGGTCTGATCTGGAAGGTAGATTGATGACAAGTGTCTTCATGACTGTTTAAACAATCCTATATGTAAGATACAATATGCCGGGTGCACTCCTCCAGCTGGTTGCTATTGGGGCACAGAATGAACTTGTTCACGGGAGCCCTTCTATGACGCATTTTCGCGCCGTGTATCGGCGCCACACGAATTTCGCCATGGAGTCAATCCGAATGACATTTACGGCTTCAAATCTTGAGTTTTCGCCAACGACAACGAGGACGATTTCATGCCGTATTGATCGGTATGCGCAGTTGCTTCACGATACCTATCTTGTGTTGACCCTTCCTGATATTTGGTCGCCCCTCTCCTATCTTGGATTTAATATTGCTCCGCCAGCCGGATATGATCAACGTTCAAATTCAATTGGATATGAATTCAAATGGATTGACAATATTGGGTATAACTTGATTGATTACGTTGAGATCACTGCAAACGGCACGGTTCTTCAGAGACTCCCAGGCGAGTGGCTGAAGTTTTACTCCTATCTGACTCACGACCCGAACAAGCGTGCAATCGTAGATCAGATGGTTGGCAACATCCCCGAGCTGAATGACCCTGCAAATGCATATGGTCGCCTTGGACAATATCCACATGCAGTGACACCTCTGAATCAACCTGGAGGAATTCCGAATACGAAGGTTCCGGAACCGTCCATTCGGTCTCGTCAGCTGATCATCCCCCTTCATTTCTGGTTTGCTGAGAACCCCGGAATGGCACTTCCACTTGTGTCAATGCAGAACTCCGACGTGTTTATCAATGTAACCTTTCGCCCCCTGAACCAACTCTACACGGTGATTGATGTAGTCCCTGCAAGTCCTACGTATGGACAGCGCATCCGTTCAAACGATGGTATTGGTCGGTTTCTGTCCCCACCCCTTATAACGGGTGCAATCGGCAACCCATCCTTGACGACGTTTTTTCCCGATCCGTATCTTGAAGGCAATTTTATCTACCTCACGGAGATGGAGATGGCCCAGTTAGCCACTGCTGATCAG